CCGAGTTCTCCAAGAGCACGACCTTTATTTACGAATGCTTCATTATATCTTTGCACTTCTTTTGCAAGAGTTTGCATCGGATACATTCTGCCATTACGGTTGCAAATATCACCTTGAAGGAAGATACCCTCAATAAACATTTTTTTATCAGCACCTTTTCCTTCGGTGATGAACTTAACCTGTTGTACTTCTTCTGTGATGAGTTTCATTGTTTTTAGTTTGTAAATCCTACTTTTGCTCCCAAAACAGAAGCGTTTGCAGCATAAACGCAATGTGATGGTAACTTTTCTAATAGTTCTGATTGAGATCTCATTAATGTAAAGGAACCAATAACACTACCACTTTGCGTTTCAACAACTGTCACTGCATAATCTGCACCAGTTGATGTGTTAACTAAACGAACAACTGTTGCTGCACTAAAGCTAGTTGCAGTTCCAGTTGTTGTTGGAAGTGCTGCTTCCGCTCCAAGAATTTTAATTCGTGCTGACATTATTCTTTCCTTTGTTATTAAATATTATCTTCATCTTCAAAAGAATTTTCAGATTCTTCCGAATCAAATAAAGAAGATGCTATATATGGGCGAACCTGATCAATTTTTTCTGCAGATTTTGCAAAAAGTGCTGATTTTATACTGTCAGCAATTTCTGCAGGGGAAGAATCCGTAGCAATCAAATCTATAATGTTATCCATAAATTTATTTTATTATTATACGATTATTTATATTTTACCGCCTTTTGGTTTTATAACCTCTGGTTGTGCAGGAATTTGTTCTCCTGTAGGAGGTACTTCCTGTTCAATCGGAACTTCTTCTTGAGGAATTTCACCCCCTCCTTCTGGAAGAGGATTTCCCATTTCATCTACTGGAGCATTAGGATCTGGTAAAATACCTTTTTCAATTTCATTTTGAATTTGCAAATCAATATCAACAATTTCTGAATCCGTTTGTCTAAGAACTTTTTTGCGAACATATTCAGTTGAATAATATTTTCCTATATAAGGTTCTATAGTTGTTGCAAGAGTAAGTCTGTTTGTCAGTAACTCTGCTTCTTTTAATTCTGCAAAGTGATTGTCATATAAGAAATCATATTGAATATGATCAGACATTTTATCCCAGTCTTCTGGGGTAACAATATTTTTTAATAGAAGTTGTGTGCGTAAAATGTCATTGAATACATTTGCAAATCTTTTTCTTAAACGACCCACAAACTTAGAAAACTTAAGTTCATCTCTTAAAATTTCAGATGAACGACCTAGATTGAAACCATCACCACCACCTGCAATTCTTGACTCGGGAACCCCAAGTGCTCTATAAAGTTTTTTCTGGAAATATTCAATATCAGAAAGTTCTCCTAAATTTTGACCGCCTGGGAGAGTTGTAATTTCTGTTCCCCTACCACCCTCTCTACGAGGTAACCAGAAATCTTCCATCATGGACATGAACTTGCGATCATCACGAACTTCACCAGTGTTGGCATCATAAACAAGTTTGTTACGATAGCGACTCATTACTTCCTTAAGATATTGCTCAGCCTTTACTTTGGGAAGATTGCCAACATCAATATAGAAAATTCTACGTTCTGGTGCTCTGGATAATCTATAAATTACAAGAGAATCTTCGATCATTCTCAATTGATTTAGTGCTTTAATAGCCTTATGGAGATAAGAAAGCACAGTTCCTTTATTTCTATCTACTAACCCAGAATTGCAATATGCAACGGCATCTTTTGCTATCTTTACACCTTTCTTTGAACCACCACTGATTGTTCCTGCTGGGAAATTGGGAGTCGGTGTATATACAAAATACTCTTCAATTTCAGGAAACTTATTATCTTCTATACCTTTGTTTACTGTGATATATCCATCATTCTTATCTTTTTTTTCTTGACGGATATGTTTGAGTTTCATTGGGTCAATGTATCTCAATTCCTGAATACCATCTTCAGGTTTCTTTAGATCTATAACCTTCAAATAATAAATTCTTCCATCAATATACCAATTTCTAAAAATTTCATGGCACTTTTTATCAAAGTCCATGATTTCTTTGATATATTTAAATTCGTTTCTAATAATTTCTTTTAATCTATCACTTGCGTTTAAATTTGTTAATTCAATTTCTACTGGTGAGTCATAAAGATCACTAACAATAGCTTCATTAACTACATCTTCAATAGCACCATCACATTCTGGGTGTAATGCCATTTCACGATAGCGGCGAATCAAATCATATTCTGTTCTGTAGACACCTTCAATATCTACATATTGCCCATAAAATCCAGATTGAATAAAATGATCAACCCCGTCCTCATTGTTAGGAGGAACGGGGGAAATTATAGATTTGGATTTTTTTTCATTATCCTCAATTGAAAAACCAAAAAGTTTCGCCATCTTATAAACTTTAACTGCTTATTATGTACTATTTATCAGTTAATGTCAGTACCACCAGAAATTGGAGAATTACCTTTAAGTGCTTCCCACCAGAGAACTTGAAGTTCTACTGTAAACTCCTGAATATTTGAATTGTCTGCAGAAACAGGAATTGCAGCAACTGATGTTGGGAACAAATCATATAAATGATATGCTCTTAAAGTTTTTCCATCACGATCTAACTGATAAACAAAGGCATCTGCTGTGTAAGATGCAGGATCAGTTGCACCAGTACCATCAGAAACTCTGTTAATTTTATTAACCCAATTTTCAAATGCTGAACGAATACCAAAGTCAGTATCGTTAACTACTGTAATAGTCCAACTCTCAAAAGATCTGTCGCCAGCAACTTTTAAAGTACGACCTCTAAAAGGTACATCGATCATTGCAACTTGAGAAGCTGGTAAATTAGCAGCTTTAATCATAAATCTTGATTTTTCCAAAAGTGCATTACTAACTTTTGCAATATCTGGGAAAGAAATAACCACTTCAAAAAGGTTACTTCTTGCACCACCTCCAGTTAACTGACTTTTGAAGTCAGTAATTTTTCTAAGAGGAGGTGGATTAAACTGTGTTCTAGTTGCCATTTGATTTAACCTCTAAATTAGAAATTGCCGATTACTTCTTCAAAAGCAACACCAGTTCTGGTGGCGATGAAGGTCAGACCAATGAAATTGATTGACTTCGCTGGTTTAATGTAAATATCTGCAACAAACTCGTTAGCATCGATAATTGCAGGAGTATTATTAGTTTCATCGCAGACTACAACATAATCATAAACACCTCTCTTGGACTGTACATCTCTTAAGAATGGTTCAATAATATTAACGAAGTTAGTTCTAGTTAATTCATCATTAAATTCAAAAAGTTGATCCTTTGCTGCAGCAGAAATTGCATTCTCAAGATAAACAAATAATCTACGAACGTTAATTCTATCAAAAGCAGATGCCTTACCATAACCAGTTTTATCTCCGAAGAGAATAATTCCATCACCAGGTGATAAAACTACTGGGTTAATTCTATTTGTGTAAAGACGATCTCTTTGAACTTTTCCTGGATTGTATGCTAGTTTAACAGCATTTAGAATGGCACCTCTGGTGGTTCCTGCTGGAGAATACCATGGGAAGTTATTGACATCATTTCTTGCACAGCAACCAGCAATATCACCATTTAAGGGGATATATCTAAAGGTATTGTTAAATCTATCATACATGTACTTATAACCACTATCAAAAATGGCATAAGTTGATGATGTGATAGGTGCATAGAAACTTACAACGTTCTCTGTGATTGTATCAATGTCTCTAATTGTTTCTGCGGTTTGTGATGAAGTATCAGTAATTGCTGCAGCTCTATAGGGAGAAATAAATGCTATTGCATCTTTTCTGGATTCTGCAACAGCAATTAATTTATTTGCCAATGCTTGAGCATCTGATTTATTATAACCAGCAGAACCCATAAGAAGGAAATCAATATCAGTTTCTTCCTCATTAATAAATGCATTGTAACCACTAATTATTTCACCAAGTGTTGCTGAAAGAGATCCCGCAACATCTATAGTGGTATTTCCGTCATAGTTCTTTCCACCACTTAAAGATAAATCTAAGGCACCAGCACCAGCAAAGATTATATCTTGTGCTTCTTGATCCCAACCAGTATC